CAAATATTTCTCTCATGCGCATTATCTGCGACCACGACCCAGTGCAGCCGGAGGCGAGCCTAGATTGGAGTCCAGATCCATGTCGGCTTCTAGATCACTGTTGCCAGCATCAGGTGCTGGTTCAGGTTCGCCCATCGCGGGCTGTTCACTGTCCACTGCACCCATGGCCGGAGGCATGCCGGCATCTTGTCCGGTTACCACACTCAGGGCCTGTTCCAGTTGCTGTTTGCTGGCCTGTAGGTTTTGTACCAGGCCACCCAAGGCAGCTGAGGCATCTTGGTTGAACTGTGCGGCCTGTTGTGCGCCAACTTCGTTCTTGATCTGATCTGCCAAAGCTGGCAAATCTTTGAACTGCATGCTGGTCACGTCTTCCAGTATCTTTTGTACACGATCTACCATGTCCTGCGCAGCCAAAACCACTTGTGCCTGCTGTATTTCGCTTTCGCTCAAGCGACGATACAGGCTATTGCGTCTACCACGATTTTCCATGGTTGGCGAATTCATTTGCTGTTGTATCTGGCTACGTTGTGCTTGCAATGCACGTATCTGGTCATCGATCTGTTTGAGCTGATCTTGGTCGGCTTTTTTCTTCTGAGAAAGATTTTGTGCAGCCATGGCTGCTGCTTGTGCCGGGCTCTGTGTCTGTGTCTGTGTTGGAGGCGGCATCATGTCTTCTTTGAGACGCGAGCTCAATACCTGTTCCATCATGATCAACTTGAGATAAGCCGGATCGCGTTCGCTGTGATGAAAATCTGGAGTAGCACGGTGTTCTTGCACCAGACCACGCACACGTTGTAGCAGATTGCGTGCCTGACTCTTGGTCATGTTGCCGGGTCGCACGCGACCACCAAAATAGCTTTCAAATACCTTTGCGGCTTGTTTTGTTGGGCTTGCGGATAGTTCTTGCAGTTTCATTATCGAATCCTCGTTGTTGATAATATTTAGCCTTTTCGACACAATTGATCAATTGAAGTTCCAGCTGTTTTTTCATGATGATCTTGCCTTCCAGCTTGATGGTTATATCTTCTCGAAATTGCGGGTCGGAACTGCGATCGCCTACTGCTGCACGCACCGTGATATCATCGGTGATGGCTGTGAGTTTTTGATCCAACCACAGCAGATCACGTGCCAGATCGTAGCAACGATATTTGTCGGCCACACACCAACTGATGGCATTGCGTGTGTTGGCAAACACACCCACGTCAGTGGCCGAACAAAATACTCGATAGCCAGGTTTTTCGGGCACTATACGGTATTTGCCAAATGCTTCGTATTCGCCGCTGTCTGTTTTACACACAAACAATTTTAATAATTTAGGAAATTCAGTCGCAAGAGACCGTTCAATCTGTTGATCTATGTTCATTTTACCGCGTAGTGTGAGATTAACCAACCAATGATGCTGAGCAATACACCAATCAGACCTGCTCCCCAGGTGATGAGTTGATCGTTGCGCTTGGTTGACATTTTTTGCAACATTACATGTACTTTTTCTACCATGAGACTGAGAGTGGAGATCTTTTCGTCCACATTATCTATGCGTGTTTCCAGTGCATTATATCGCTCGGCACACAGTTCCACATGTGCTTCGAGGCTTTTTTTCTCTATGTCAGTAGTTGAGCTCATGATATATTTAGCTCTGCAGGCGCAAACCAGATATTTTGAGACGGACCAGACACTATCATCATGGCCGGCAAATCAGAACGATTGTCTAGATCCACGATCATGGGCACGCCTTGGGCATCGCTGAGCAGTATAGAGACTGGGTCATCATCAGTTCCGTACACACCCGGAGTCTCGGTTTCAAATTCAAACGTCCACGATAGTCCGGACCGCGACGGCAGAGTGGAGTCTGTGATCTGGGTACGTAGGCCTATGATCTGATTGATGGTTTCCCAGTTGCGTTGTTGATTCCTGGCACGGGTCCAAGCAGCTTGATCTTCTATCCGATTGTTGGCCCTGTCCAGGAACGGCACTCGTGCGGGCTTGTAGTGTCCAGTGATACCGGTAACTGTGATGTCAAACAAGGTGGTGCAAGAGAATCTCATGTAGCATATAGTTATGTACGCACAATGCGGCCAAAGAAAAACCCCGGGATTTTACGCCGGGGCTTTCTAACGACGAAAGTCGATTACTGTGTTACGAATGAAGCAGTTGTATTGACATTGCCTGTGGAAATACCAATGTTTAAACCACCCGATGCATTGGCTGTTTGAGCCAAACCTACCAATGTAGCTGTGTTAGCAGCGCCAGTTGGGAAAATTGCAAGGTTTAAAACTTGTGGGTTAGTTGGGCTGACTTGGTACATTGCAACTGTGCTGATCTGCTGGATAGCCATCAATACATTTGAAACGTAACCCATTGCATTACCTGCACCTGCAACAGACAAATTGGCATTTGCTGTCAAACTAAAAAAGTCTAATTTAGGACCTTGGAAGTTGGTTACTGGTTGAGCAGCCAAGTTTGCTGATTGAGCCACAGAGCCATTTAATACGTCTGTTGCGAATACCGGTTGTGCGCCACCGGAAACTACGGTTATATAAGCCATTTTGATTCTCCTTTGTGTATGGACTCAGAGGTCCTACTAATATTTATGCCGGAGAGGAAAAATCCGGGGTTTGTCCAGGATTGTTTATGGCTCGGTTGGCAGCAGTAAATCCACCAGCCAGTCGATTCACGGCCTTGGCCATGCCACCTGTGGTGGCCATGACCCAGCCTTCTTGTCCTGGATGTTGCAGATCCAGTTGGCGCAGTATGTCCATCTTGATGTCGTGTAGTAGGGCCCAGGCTTCAAATGCAGCAGCCATGCCTTCAAGATTGCTTCTGGGACTGGTCAGGTATTCCACTATGTTGGCATACTTTCTAGGAGTCTGTGTGCGTTGCAACCATGGACCAAATCCGTTGACCAAGTCGTCAAAATCGGTACCCACTCTACTGTTGATATAGTCAATGCACAGTCTGGGCAAGTCTGTGATCTGTAGTGCTCTAAGTTCGGCTGGGTTGAATAGTCCATCTATGGCCGAGCCCGATGCTGAATACACGTTACGCAGAGCCTGCACTAGATTGCGATTTGGACGCACATTTTCTTTGGCGTATACCGGTTCCAGCAATAACAAACCGGGCACACGTTTAAAATCAATCGAGCCAATGGGTTCTTTGGGGGCACCAGGTTCGGCATAGCGTGTGTGCATGGCTATGCCCACTTCACTTTGTGCTATACGCTGTCCAATGTCGCTGGCGATGGGTATACGGTACGTGATGGCATTGGGCGTGAACACAAAATTACCAGCCTCTTCGTCAGGACGATCGGTATACAATAGATCGCCTTGCACATAGCCACGGAAATCCTTGGGCAAACTTGCACTCAGCATGGGCCATAGTTTTTCATAGATGGGACCAAGATAGGCCACACGTCCGGCCGGACGTCCTTGACGCTGGGCTTCTTGATCACGTTGTGCCAGCAAAGAGATGGCCTGCTTGGGACTGGTGAACAGGCCGTTGTAGCCTCGGGCTGTAAATCCGGCCACATCGGTCAGCACAAAGGTGCCATCGGGTTCGCGACCAAATACCAGGGCTGGTCGACCATCCCATTTGACTGTGGCTGTGCGTCCAGTATCAGCGGCTGTGTGTTTGACGATATCCATGGCTCGTTTGATGCCAGCACTGCCGTTGCGGAACACAAGATCTTCCAGATGCTCAATTCCTTTGGCACGACCGCCTTGTACATCTGCTTCGATGATGATCTGCATGCCCTGATTCACGATACGATCTCGCAGACGTGCCAGAAAGTTCACATCACTGTATTCGATATAAGGGTCGGAGTTGGCCGTTTCCATAAACGGAATGCCTTCGCGTTTCATGTGTTCGCGGAAGTCGGCCAATTTGGCATCGCGTTTGGGATCTCGTTCCAAGGCTTTCAATATAGTTTCTACATTACGTAGATCACTACGGGTAGCACGCGGATTTAACAACAGCTTGGCTGTCTTGTCTGGATCGTCGGTAATCAATTGGTTGGTAGCACGGTCGGCAATGCCATCGTTTTGATTCAGTTTATAGCCCATGCTTTTGGCTATCGAATTCATCATGACGTTGCGTTCACGACCTTTGTATTGGCTACCTGATCCGCCGCTGAGCACAAATCGGCCCCATGGTGGTTTTGGTAAAAATGTAAAATCTGTTTGCACATAGCCCTGATCAGGGCGTCCTGTGATTGGAGTCCTGAAATGCACAATACTGCCAGTTTTTTTAACATACTCTTGAGGGTTCAGGTTGTGACTGACACACCATTGGGTCAATCGCTGTTGTAAGGCATCTTTGGTTGTGTCACTTGAATCAAGATCTAGGTCGCCCGATGTGGGTTTTTTGCCAGTGGTGCCCAACCATTTTTCTGGATATCCTTCGGGGTGTTGCGAATCGGCTGTGTCAGGATCCAAGTCGCCGTGTAGATCAAGACCAGTCAACTGCTCCAGCCAATTGACTGTCGGATCAACATCGGCCTGATTGATACGCTGTGTGAGCGCACGACCGTCTGCATCTTTGAATACGTTGCCACCTTCGAATATATTCATCCTGTGATCCGTATGCCCATGTTTTGTCGAAGGAAATCGTCCAAGTCGGTATTGCCGGTCGTTCTGGCCTGGGTAATTCCGGCGGCTCGTGCCTGTCGTTTGAGATTGAGTTGTTGTATGGGATCCAGTTTGATAGAAGACTCGGTGTTGGCATCAGCACGGGTCTGTGGACTGTATTGTCCTTGACGAGCCTGGTCCTGAACCACATGGTTGGCGATCACGGCCGTACTCAAAAACTCAGCCACCAATTTGGTCTGGGCTGGCAAATTGTTCTGCGTGGCTTCGATCTGGGTTATCAGCGACTCTAGCTTGTTTTTGACCTCAGCATTCTGCTCTAGCGCATCCAGTGTGACAGTTCTGAGCTGTTGATTGGCCCAGGTGCGGAACAGTGTGGCATAATTGTCTCCGGCAGCGGCTTCTGAAATACCCTGTTTTTTCATCTGACTCAGTATCTGTGCGTGGGCCGGATTGTTGGGATCCAGCGTTTGTCCACCTATACTGACCGGAGCCGAGCCAGCAGTGGAAGCCGAAGCCACAGGTGCGTTGGTTGTTGTGGGTTGTGCCTGGGCTTTTATAGTTGCAGCTG